GGTGAGGGGAAAGGGGATGATGTTGTTGGGTGGCGGTGTGTTCTGGTTTGAGTTTGACATAAAAACTATGCGGCTGCGCGCGTGAACTTGACAAGACCGGCGGTGTAATCCTTCCAGTTTTTTGTGGTGCAGGTTCCTACACCGGGAATTCTGCTAATCCGCTCTTCCATTCGATACTTGGTCTCGTTGTTAACGACCTTGTAACAAACCCACTCCGGGGAAACTTCCAAGATAGTGCGCGTGAAGTTATTAGTGCCGGAACATTCCCACACGTCGCCGACCCGAAATCCGACGTTCGGCTCACCGGTAACGGCGTCGAAGGTGATGGTGGAGCAGTCATGTTCTGCCGTAATGCGGGCAAGGAAAGTGTCCCAATTGGTGTAATACCCCGCCGCTTTCTCGGCTTGCACTAAGTTGTCGATGCGACCTTGAAGGAGCTTGACGTTTTCACGAAGACGGTTCTCAAGTTCCGTTGCGTCGGCGAGTCGTTTCGTCAGTTCGTCGATTTGGCTATCCAAAGCCCGGACTTGAGAACAGCGCAAGCCCTCGGTCTGGATGAGCTGTTCCTTGGTTCCGCGAAGCTCTTCGCGCAAATCGAAAATCTGCTTGTTCTGCCGGTTCTGGGTTTCATTCAACGACCAGAAGTTTTCGAGGATTTTCCTCCCTTCGGTCCTTGCGCCGTCCCGCTCTTTCCGCAGCTGTTCGTTGTCGTGGGTCAGCGCTTTAATTTGATTCGCCTGCCAGAGGTTCGCGGCGTCGAAAGTCCTGAGCTGTTCCCGGAGTTGCTGAACCTCTGTTGCGGTCGGGACATCAAAAACCACGCTCTTGGATTGCCCGCCGGTGGTTACTTTGACCTCGACTTGATTGTCGGGTTTGCCGGAGCCGCAAGAAGAATTGCAGCCAAAATCCACCTCGACCGCAGGGAAAACCTGCACGCCGACGCGAAAACACTTCGCGGTTTCGTAGCTATCCCAGTAGTCCCTGAGGGCGAGCGGTCGCTGGCGCGAATACTGGCGGTATTCGCCGGGTCCGTCTCCTACAGTCCGGGTGTAGACAACGTGAGTTTCCGATACGAAGTCGATGACGCGGACCACCCTTCCAATCGAGGGGACCTCCGTCACCCACCGGTCTCCGGGCCTGAATCCGCAGCCGGGTTCAGTTTGAAATGTGTTGTTGTTCATGTTTAAGTGCTTTCTGTGCAAGTTCAACTAAGGAAAATTTTTTATTTTGCTCCGCCGCCGCCGCCGCCCGCGCCGCCGCCCGCGCCGCCGTCGCCTGCTCCGCCGTCGCCTGCTCCGCCGCCGCCGCCCACGCCGCCCGCGCCGCCTGCTCCGCCGACCCAACAGAGCGGTCTTCGCCGGATAGCCAGCGCTCCGCCCACACTCTAAAAGAGTCTGAAACAGAACACTCAAGGGCGCAGTAAATCGCAAACGCTATCCTGACTTCCGTAGTCACGACTGGCAGTGGAATCTCTCGAATGGTCTTCAATGTCCTGCTACCGGATTTCAATCCATTATCCTGCTTAGTTTTTCCACTCGGCTTTGATTCCCACAATCTCGGATTTTTGAAATCCGCATGAATAGGATTCAGCAAAACGGCAAGCAGGGCATCGTCGTAGTAGTGGATAAACCCGGGCCCGCAGAGTTCTCCATCGCCGGTTCCAGAGTGCGAGATGCCGGGCCCCCACTGAGTTCCATTGTATGTGCGGCCATTCTCATCAGTCAGCTTGTAGACAATTTTGTTGCGTTTCATCGCGGGAAGAATAGCCTATATGCTACCATTGTCAAGCAGAGAATTGTGAGAATTTCGAGTGTCGTCACACCGGGGAGATTTGACCGGGCGCGGTCGGCTCAATGATTTTCTTGACCCGGCCACAGTTGAAAAACAGCGAGTCGGTGTCCACCTCGTGTAAACGCGCGGCCGGTATTCCGCGCAGCGTAGCTACAAGCTTGCTCACGTTGGCGATGTAATCGTTGGCCTGCTCCACGAGGTTGTCGATTCGCTTGCGCTCGCTGCAAGCGGTTTGCTGCGCAACGATAGATGCACCGTGCGCGCGTCTTGCGGATTCACTCTCTTGTCGAGAAACCCTCGCGAGACGTTTTTGTTCTTCAACCTGTTTCTTGGATTGCTCGTCCGACTCGATGCGCGCAAGAACTTTTCTGTCCTCCTCCTGCCAGAGGCGCTGTTGGGCTAGGTCCTCCTGACGCCCGTGCCAGCGAAGGATAACAGAAGATTTGTTCGGCAAGTCCCACTCCTCCCAGTCCCCTGAAAAATAATCTGGTAGGTATTGCTTCACGTCTCCGAAGGTCGGGTATCCAAACTGACCCGAGTATCCCGGAAGCGCGTATTGTAAATCAGCGGTTAGTATCTTGTCGGAGTCTTTCATCGGCGGGCCTTATCTGCGTAACTGAGATTGTAATGGGAAACGTCAGAACCTTCTCGGGTTAGTTCTGCAATCAGCTTTGCACGAAGTTTTTCCACCTCGGGGAAAAGCTCTGGTGGGCTGGCTAAATATTGCTCAGCAGATGCAAGGTTGAATCGTGTCTTGGGATTTTTGTAGAATCCCCACAAGTGGAAAAGCACGCTGTCGTGTAGTCGAGCTGCCCGTCGGGCGAGTTGAGAAACGCCAACGTGCCAGACCTTGCCGAAGATGTAAGCATAAGTCATGTAATACCCAGAGCGGTGCGTTTCCATCGGGCTCCTTTGTGGCTCTCCGCTGCCTTCCCAATGCTGCTGCTCCTCCTTGGCGATTGCGCGCTCGTGAGCAGCACGGTTGTAGTTTCCAAGCGGGTCGATGAAAAGCTTTGGTTGGGTCCTCTCCTTGACGTAGGACACGCCCCAGTATTGGATGACCTTCCGGCCTTCCGGCGTGTTGACTTCGATTTTCATCGGGGTAAAGGTCCGACGGATTATTGAATTGTCAAGTTGTCTTTTAATAATTTCGGCGGAACGGCGTTTCGGCATCTCGAAAAAATATTAACGCGTTGCGGGATTTGGTCGGCGAAGCCGGGAACAACACATACCCCCCCCCCCTACTTGGGTGAGGGGGTGGGGGCCCCCTTTACTAATCTTCCAATCCACCAGATATAAGAACGAGTTAATAGAAAAAAGGTTGCCTGATTGCAACTAGTTATGACTTTTTTATTAGTTGGGGTTTTCGGGCTCGCGCCCGCACCCCCTTTTTGTCCGCCCGGCGTCTGCCGGGAGCCTTTTTAGATGAGGCCCAGCACCCGAAGCCAGCTTGGGCTACCGTCCGGCCCGTGACCGTCTGGCTCCACTCGATGCCCGGTTGGGGTCTTGACCACGTCGTCGAATAGCCACTTTTCAAGGGTGCGCTCGCTGGGACGGGCGGAGAATCCGGTGATTGCACCTTTCGCGCGCGTGATGCTGAGCCGGAGGTTACGTAAGCTGTTCTGTCCTAAGACATAAACGAACTGGTCGTTGCCTTCCGCAAAGGCGACTTCGATGCGCATGCCGGCCGGGATTGTAAGCGGCACGACACCCTCCTTGGGCTGCTTCACGCCGAAGTTCAGCTCACGCTTGGTCGTGACGGTGAATGGCGGGAAGAATTTCAATGGTTCGCTCATAATTAGTTGACAGTAAGGCTTTTACCAATTGCGCCCTGTTGACACTTTTCGGTTCTAGCAAAGCGGCGCAGCAGAAACAATCCCCGCACCGGCACATCTTGCCGATAAGCGCGTGCGGATTGCGTAGCGCTTCGATTCCTTTTTAGTTGGCGAGTTTCCGCGCCGTGTTGATTTGTGCCCCGAAGAGTTCTTTGCTCATGCCCATAATCTACACCGCCGCGCGCATGCTGTCAAGTTATTTCTTGCGGCTTGACTTCTTGACGTTTCTGCGGACCTTTTAACGGTGAAACAACCGGATTTATTCAAAGGCCAGTCGCAATCCACTCGACGTTTACATGCAGATGCAAAGAAACGCTTGCGCGAGAAGAAGCGAAGGGAGTGGTGGAACAACAACGGTGGCAAGTCTGCAAAACCATGACCTCAGAACGACGTAAGGAACTCAACAGGCAATGGAGGGAGAAAAATCCCGACTATGGCAGGAAGAGACGGCAAGAGAATAGGGAGAAGTATGCTGAATACGCCCGGAAATGGCGCAAGGAAAATCCTGATAAAGTTCGCGAGGTAAACCAAAGGCAACGGGAGCGGAGAAAAACGTGGACGTTAGAGCAGCGTCGGGATAAGCAACGGAAGTATCAATATGGCGTTCCAGAAGGTTGGTTTTCAGCACAAAAAGAGAAGCAGGGCGGCGTGTGCGCCATTTGCTCCCTTCCGGCAGAAACCGCAGATAGCAAAGGACGCGACTTGCATGTGGACCACAACCACACGACGGGCCAAGTTCGGGGCTTGTTGTGTGGAAAGTGCAATTGTCTGATTGGGTTAGCAGGTGAGTCGATATCAATCTTAGATAAGGTAAAGGATTACTTGAAAAAACACGAGGAGGAAGCAGATGCGCGGTAAAAATGACGTAAATATAGTTCGTATTTTTTTAGTTTATTCCGCGTTCGTCGGGGACGTGGATAAAACCGCCAATGCGTTAAACCTTGACCCGGACTTCGTTCGCAAGCTGGCGAAAGACGAGGGTTGGAATGAGCAGCTCCGACGCATCACGCTCCTATCTAAAACCGGACGCCCCGGAGATTTCGAGCGAGCGCAGAACCGCGCGCTTTCGTTTGTTCAGGCGCACCAGACCAGCGAGCTAATCAATCGCGTGTTGGAACAGTTCTCCGACATGACTAACGAGGAGATTATTGAAGCAATCGCCAGCGTGGCCAAGGACGGTTCACGCCATGTCAGCGGACGGTTTTTTGCGGACCTCACCGCAGCGATGGAGAAATGCCACTCGATGAAATACGCGGCACTCGGCGACACTGCCGGCGAGCGTGTGAAGCGCGTTGACAATGACTCCGAAGAGATGAACGCAACCGCGCTGCACATGGCGGTGATGTCGGCGCTCAACAACCCCAAGGTCAAAGCCATCGACGTGGAATCCGAATTGAAGTCCAGCGTCGATGTGACTGTTAAGCAGATTACGGATACCCCGGAGGAAAAACCATAATGTGTGGAATTTACGGATACGTTGGGCAGCACCAAGCCAAGCCGATTATCCTCGCCGGCCTCAAGAAGCTTGAGTATCGGGGCTATGATAGCGCTGGCCTCGCAGTCGTGTCAGATGACCGAATGTTTGTCCGCAAGAAGGCCGGGAAAATCAGCGAGGGCCTTGAGCCGCTCCTTCTCGCCGACCCCGTAGAGATTCGAGGAACAACCGGTATCGGCCACACGCGCTGGGCCACGCATGGAGAACCGAGTGACGCCAACGCGCACCCACACACTGACAAGAGCGGGAGAATTGCAGTTGTCCATAACGGCATCATCGAGAACGTTGGGTATCTGCACAACCGTATTCGAGAGCTGCAAGGAGAGCCTCGGTTCTCTTCCGGCACGGATAGCGAAGTTCTCGCGTGGTTGATTGGAGCGTATTACGAAAAGCGTTTTCATCTAGCCAGCTCAGTTGCTGATGCCTTGCGCGAGGTCGTCGGAGACTACGCAATCGCCGTGGCCTGTGTGGATTGGCCCGGTGTGGTGGTCGGCGCTTGTAAAGGATTGCCCCTTGTCGTCGGCATTGGAGATAACGAGAGGTTTTTATCCAGCGATGCCGAGGCAATTCGCGAGCACACTCTGAATGTTGTTTACTTGCGGGACGGTGATTTAGTGGCGCTTACTCCTGAACTACAGTTCAGAGAAATGAAGAGGCTGCGCAGCGCACCGCCCACTGACCCCAGCGCAGGATTTCCCCACGCGATGCTCAGTGAGATTTACGAGCAGCCGGAAGTAATCAGAAGGATTAGCAGCAGCGACGGGGCTCTATCTGCGCTACGCGGAGTCGAGCAGATTTTCATTCCCGCCTGCGGCACGAGCAGACACGCAGCGCTGATTGGCAAATACTTTTTTGAGGAGTTCGCCGGTATTCCTACGCAGGTTGATTTCGCTAGCGAGTTCCGGTATTCAAGCCACGTCACTGGAAAAAGACCTGTGATTCTGGCGCTGTCCCAAAGCGGAGAGACGGCAGACACGTTGGCCTGCGTTCGCGAGAACAAAGACCACTGGACCGTTGCAATCTGTAACGCGCCCGGCAGCACGCTTGCGCGAGAAGCACACCGCGTTATCTATCTAGACGCGGGCCCCGAGATTGGAGTGGCTGCGACGAAAACATTCACCGCCCAGCTTCGTGTGCTAGCCTCACTTGCAGTTCCACCCCACGACAAGGCTTTGCAATCCGCACTCAAGGCGATACCAGAGCAAATTGAAATGCTACTCGCCAAGGATTACGAAATTCAAAGCATCGCCACCAAATACGCAAACGCCAAGAGTTTCTTTTTCCTTGGCCGAGGATACAACTACCCGATTGCGTTGGAAGGCGCGTTGAAGCTCAAGGAGATTTCCTACATTCACGCAGAAGGATTGCCAGCCGGAGAGATGAAGCATGGACCGCTGGCGATGATTGACAGCAGCACCCCAAGCGTCATCGTCATACCGAACGGTAGGCTATACAGCAAGACGTTCAGTAACCTACGCGAGATTAAGTCCCGTGGTGGTCCGGTGATTGCACTTGCTACCGAGGGCAACGACAGCATCGCATCCGAGGTTGACGACGTAATCTGGCTGCCCGAGACTGCTGAGCCCTTTGTGCCAATGCTGGCAGCGATACCGTTGCAACTGTTCGCGTATCACATCGCTGTTGCACTCGGCCGAGACGTGGACAAGCCGCGTGGTCTGGCCAAGAGCGTTACTGTGGAGTGAACTCATTGCCACGCTTTTAGGATGACCTCGTAGTCAAGCTGTCCTCTGGCGAAGACAGCACTCGCGCTGAGGGAGTCGTTCCCAGTCCCGGTGAAATTCCTCAATAGGGATTCGTCGAGACAGGCCGCGCTGCCGTGCGCGGGAGCAAGCTCCGTAACAAAGTGGAAGGACATAGACGTGGGTTTTTGTGATTCGCGTTAATCTCCAGAGTTTCATACAGGCTGTGGATTCTCCTGCTTCGGAACCGAGCAGCGGTGACAAATAGTCGTGCTTCCAGTGTGGGAATAAAAAGCGTTCGATATCTCTTGTTCGTGGCCGCAAGATAATTTGACTATTCGGACATAGCACCCGTGGATTGCCGTGGGTGGATACCTTTTTACTATTTTCCGTCGAACGCTTTTCATATAATCGTAGCGAGGGTTTCGCCGCTCTCGGTTAAAGAGAAAGCTATTGATTCGGCCTTTCCTTTGATGACGCAGCGCGGCTGAGATTTCCGGTGTGCAGTCTCGACGGGCCGAAAACATTTAATGTGATGGGCGAGGCAGCACGCACCCTTCCAATGGACCGTCAGCACGTTTTTCTTTTGCGCTTGCGACGCGGGCTTGTTGTAGTGAAAAAAGAAAACTCGGTTCTTCATATATTTACCTGCGGATTCTCAGCGGTCGGTTGGTTTTCCAAGGCAGCACTCGCGCCCCAGTTGTTCCGACTGTTGAAGTAGTTCTTTGCTCATGCCGATAAATTACACCACGGCGCGCAGCTTGTCAAGCAGGTATTTTGTGGCTTGACCTACAGCTTGAGCGAATTTAAATCGAGCGAAGCGCGACAAAACGACCCAGAAGTGACTTTTTGGCACAGTCGGTGCGTGATTCTCACGCCAAAACGCCCCACCGCCTCGATGTCACTACGCCTCAACGACCTGTAGCCCGCACACTGGGCACAATCCGTCAGCCTGTGGCGCGCCCTGCCACCGAACCGCCGGACCGACGAAACGTCCTGATTCTGAGCACTTTATCGGTATAGACCCGGGGGACTTGGGGGCCCCACGATGTCGCTCGACGCCTCCCGGGCAATATTATTTTTGAGACCCGCGAGGTTAAAAGCCCTTGACTTTGGGTTTTTAGTGCGGACCTTTGGGGGTATGAAAACTTGTAATCGATGCAAAGCCATTAGACCCCCAGAACACTTTCATTCAAAAGGCCCTCGGCGGGCTAGGGACCATATCTGTCGGGATTGTCGAACCGAGAAGGACCGAGCTAAGAAATTGGCATCGCTACCCCCCGACAAACAGGCCGTGCTACTTCGGAGGAGGGCGCTTGTGGCGCTTCCCCCCGAGGCAAAAATAGAGCGTCAAAAGGAATGGTCCCGACAGCTTTCCCGGGACCGCTATAAGATGATTGCGGCGGAAAAAAGTCGAAAGCCATGCGCTGATTGCGGGGGTATTTTTCATCCACACTCGATGGATTTTGACCACCGGGACCCCTCGACTAAATCCGCGAATGTGAGTAGTTTGTTGAAGCTGACCAAGCGAGAAGACCTTCTCAAGGAGATGGCAAAATGCGATTTGGTGTGTTCCAACTGCCATCGTGTCCGCACGGCGCGACGACGAGCTGGCCTACCGCCGACGTTGCCAGAGCCCGAGTTTTTCATCTGACGCAACGCTTGACTCCCCTCCCGTTTTGCGGACCTTTCATGCATGAACATCCGACTCGACTGGCCGGCGAACTCCCCTTCCGAATTAGTAGACACTTACGAGGTGTGGGAACAGATTGACAATGGTTTTTGGAACGTGAAGTCCCTCGTGGACACCAACCACATCGTTTTCGAGACTCCTTCCGCCGGGAAATATCGCTGGCGCGTCCGCGCGCACAACTTCATCGGCTACGGACCTTTTACTGCCGAAGCAGAAGGCCCGGACCTCCCGTCTGCCCCCGGCACCGTTACAGTGACGTTAGTTCCATAGCGTGGGACCTTCGACAAATCAGCAATATCTCGTGCTTATCGTCCGCGCGCTTTCCAACGCTGCCGGCGGGTTACACGCACCAAAGCGGGACGACTCGATTAACCGGCTGCTGACAAAGTGGGCCAAGCTTTTAGGAGTGATATGACAATCGTAAATGACGTGGTGACGTTTCAGGCGTCCGACTTTTCGGCGTTATCGGATTTCGCCGTCGCCGCGATAAAGCAGCAGGCGGGCGGGTCACTAAGCTCAGCGCTGAACAAACTCTCCAAGCAAGTTACCTCGGCGATTTCGGGGGCGAAGTCCATTTTTGTTCAGGAAACTTCGGCGGGTAATACCGACGTGGCGTTGCTGCTACGCAAATTCGCCGCCGCTGACGCAGCTACGCTAGCCGCAGCGGCAGACGAAATCGCGGCTTTATCAACTGCACTCGGCCCGACCCCTCCGTAATGGTAGACTGTTGTTACAACTCAGACAATACACTGCTCAAGAAAATTGCGCAGGCGTTGGAAAACGGAATTCCCTCGGGTGGTCCTACCGGTCCAACTGGGCCGACGGGACCCACTGGACCGCCGGGGCTTAATGGCACCGACGGTATTGACGGCGTGGATGGTGCAACAGGTCCGACTGGACCGACTGGACCGACTGGAGCGAGCGGTGCAACCGGGGCTACTGGTCCGACTGGCGCAACCGGCGCGAGTGGTCCAACGGGGCCGACAGGCGCAGACGGAGTTACTGGACCTACGGGCGCAACTGGAGCCACTGGGGCGAGTGGTCCAACGGGGCCGACGGGACCAACCGGAGCAACCGGAGCAACCGGAGCAACCGGAGCAACCGGAGCAACCGGAGCAACCGGAGCAACCGGAGCCACGGGCGCGACAGGACCCACTGGACCCACTGGACCGCAGGGCGACAAGGGCGGGCTTCGATACGATTTCAGTGACGACACCACCAACAGCGACCCGGGCTCGGGCTTTTTTCGATATAACAATGCTGCCGTCGCGGCCGTTACGGAAGTTTACGTCAGTGCGGATGCAGTTGGGGGAATCAACCTCGGAACTTATTGGACGGTTTTAGCGGTTGGTATCGTCGGCTCCGGCGGCGGGACGCTGGTGGTCAAGAGCAACGATAACACTGACAACCTACTCAATACCTTTTTCGTCAGCTCGATAAGCTCTTCTGGCGGTTATTTTACTTTGGCCGTCTCGTTCCCGGCGGGCTCCCCCTTACCGACCGACGGGCAGGAATATGTTCTAGAATTTATACCAACAGGGGACACGGGCGCAACTGGGCCGACCGGACCAACAGGAGCGACCGGGCTCGCATGAAGTATTCCATGTGGAGTTTGTGTTGCGACTACGAGCACTATTTTTCCCGGCTGGAAAAACTCTGGGGCGACGGCTGGAATTCCCTTGACAAACCCGAAATCTGCTGGTAACGTGTCGCAATGACAACGAATCATGTTGACCTTCTGAATAGAGTCGTCCGGCTCGCCCACGAGGGGCCGACCGGGAAGACCTACCTCCTGCGCGCAATAAATTTTGACGGCGATAAAGGCAGCACGGCGTGGCTGGAGGAATGCAACAAGTTTGGAGGGGCGCAGGGCGGAAAGCTCCGCTGCGCCTTCCTCGGCGACCTCTGCTTTGAATAATATGAACCTCACACTCAACGGCTCACTATCGCTTCTGCGATACGCAAGACGGCTCAACGCCGGTTCTGCCGGTAACGCGAAGCACTCCGAAAAGGTCGGAGGTCCGCTCACGCCGGCCTCGTGGATTGAAGACGGCGAATGGGAAGCCCGCAAGTGCAAGTGCCCAAAGAAGCGCAAGAAACGGAGGGCCGGGTATTGAACCCCCGGGGTGCACATAAACGAGTGTTACGCAAGGAATGTGGACTTGCAGGAGAAAACGTCCACACCGCCGGCAACCCCGAACGCTGTCCCGACTGCGGGGAAATCCTCGTCACGTCAAAGCGGGGCACCACCTGCCGGACGGAGGGCTGCACGAATTTCAACGAGAAATTTCCGCTTGACAAGCCGGAGAACGGTGATAAGGTTGCGCCATGACTAATGTAGAGATTTTTGCAGCGTTCGTCGCCATCACAGTGCTGTTCATTTTCGTCGCAGCGAAGGGCGTTCGGTAGCTTGACTTTGGGTTCGTTTTGCGGACCTTTGTAGCGGTTGTTCTTTTGATAGGGCGAATCGTCTAAGTGAGGACACCGAGCTTTTGTCTCGGAAACGGCGGTTAAAACCCGTCTCTGCCCGCCAAATTTCTCCCGCAGCAACGGGGGAATGTATCGCGTGGTAAATCCTGTCTCCGGTATACGGGGTATGGTGGTAAATCGCGATAGTTGAGGCTCCGGTGCGTTACAGGTCGCGCCTGCACCGAACCTCAACAACCCTCCCGTCCCGGGGGTATAAAGACAGGGGCACTAAAACTCGGGTAGTTTAAGAATAAAACACCGGCGTGATACACGTCGAAATTGCCGACGGATGCAAAAACGAATCGGCCCCGAGTGCCAATTTAAGCCGGACACTGAGAACTCAGTCTCCGTCCGTTAGCCGGACGCCGGGGCCGCGATAGGGTCCACCAATTTCCAGTGAAGACCATCAAGCTGTCGCAGGGCAAATTCGCAATGGTTGACGACGCCGATTACGAGGCGGTTAATCAGTTTAAGTGGTGTGCCCGAAGGGACCGGCATACTTTCTACGCAATTCGCAATCTCCCTCGAAGAAGTGGGACACAGCGGCTCCATCGTTTTCTTTTGCCCGGGCATTCGGAAATTGACCATCGCGATGGTGACGGCCTTAATAACCAGAGGGAAAATTTGCGGCCGGCGACCTCCTCGCAAAACAAGATGGGGCACCTGCGTAAATCACCTAGGGCCTCGTCCAGATATCGCGGAGTATCATGGAAAAATCGAGATAAAAAGTGGGCGGCGCAAATTCAGATGGGTAGAAAACAGATTCACTTGGGGACTTTTCAATTTGAAATCGAAGCCGCGAAAGCCTATGATGTCGCCGCGCGCAAATATTTTGGCGAGTTTGCTTCGCCGAACTTCCCGACCATAACTCCCGACATAGCCGGACCAGAGCGTAATCGCCCTTCCGGGAAGCAGAAACTAGCGGAGGATGGCCAGGATAAGCAATGCCCGAGTCGGGTTACCGACGGGCCACAATAAAATTCTGCTTCAATTTACATACAGTGATTGATAAAGACTACGCACACCTGCTCCGCCGGCCGGAGCACACCTTCGACGAGAAAGCCATTGACCGCGAGCTGCTGACGAAAAACATCCTCGTCACCGGTGCCGGCGGGTCTATCGGCTCCGCGCTGGTTCGTAGAATCAACAAGGCAAGCCCCAATAACGTTTACATTCTCGGGCACGGCGAGGACTCGATTTTTCAGTTGATTCGATGCTTGCGCGACGAGCCGGGAAAGGACTGGATTCACCCTATTATTGCCGACGTGCTTTCCGAGGAAGTCGCAACCCTTCTGCGAGATGGCAGCGTGGACTGCGTTTTCCACACCGCCGCACACAAGCACGTCGGGCTGATGGAATCAAATCCGCGCGCGGCTTTCGCGAACAACACGCAAACGACCATTTGGCTGGCCCGGCAGTGCGAGAAGCACGGGGTTCGTCTCGTTTACGTTTCCACCGACAAAGCAGTGAAGCCGACTACCGTCATGGGCGCGAGTAAAAAGCTGGCTGAGGCGTGGATTGACGCGAACTGCAAACTCGCGAGGACAATTCGACTCGGCAACGTGCTAGGTTCAGCCGGTTCGCTGGTGGAAATCGTCGAACGCAAGGTAGCCGGAGGAACACTCGGGGCGAGGTTCACCCTCAATCACCCGGACATGGCTCGTTTTTTCGTTACCGCCAAAGAAGCGGTCGGGCTCGCGCTGTCCACGTTGACCTTTAAACCCGGTAAGTATTGTCTTGACATGGGGAAACCGCTGCGTATCGATGCGCTCGTGAAGAAAATTTCTCCGGGCATCGAGATTTTTAACGATTATACCCGCGTCGGCAACGAGAAACTTGAGGAGGACATGAAGGAAGATGACGAGCACTGGCAACCACTCGGGCCGGACTGTCCAATTCTCGGGTTGAACCGGAAGGTCGAACCGAAGCTGGTCAGCGCAGTGCTGGAAATCATCGAAGACCACGCGAACTCGGGAACTGGCGCGAACGACTTCGGTCAACTGATGGTTGACATGGCGAGGAAGGTATAGTGACCGACAAAATCCTGATTCTCCTGTCTTACTGGAAAGGCGACCGGGCCCAAGCGATGACGCTCGCGCGCCTGCTGGCGGACCTCCAGTCCGTCCACTCAGGAGCATGTGATTTTGCGTTCGTGGCCAGACGGGACTGCAAACACGATACCGCTTCGATTAACCACGTCTCAAGGAAATTCACCGTTTTCACCGCAATTTCTCAACGTCCCGAGACGGGATGGCCGCAGGGATGCAACGGATTATTTTTCGGCAGTATTGACTGGTGCCTGCGCGGAATCTCCGGCGGAAAGCTTCCAAAGTATAAAGCCATTCTCAATCTCGCCTCGGACACCGCGCCGCTCGTCAACGACGGGCTTCTCTATTTGCACAGCGAGTGGGACCGGCTGTGTAAACATGGAGTCAAAGTTGCCGGCGCAATGGTCGGCGGCAATGCGCGCTGCCAAGGCGGTTCCCACATTAACGCGGACTGCATGCTGATTTCTGGCGAGCTGGATTTTTTGACTTTTCTCGCGAAACAAGCGGGTAGTGTAATCCGGGGCGGCGGCGGACACGATTGGGTGTTAGCTCCGCAATATGAATTGAAGGGCTGGGCGAACATCCCCGGCATTCAATCGCACTGGAAGCGTCCGACGTTCCAGCCAGCGGAGTGGGATATCCTGCGCGCGGCCGGCGTTCGATGGGTCCACGGAACCAAGGACAACAGCTTGCTGGAAATTGCCCGGAAAAGGTTATTGTGAAGGTTATCACGTATTATGTCCCTGTCCCCGGTCTCTGGTCCGACCAATCGCAGCGTGAGCTAATCAAAATCTGGGAGCGCAGTTGGCGCAAGGCCGGCTGGGAGCCGCTCGTCATCGACGAGAGTCATATCCGGGACCACCCCCGCTTTGAATTCTTCAAGGAGCATTATTACGCCAAGCCGACTGCGTATCCCGTGGACTACACCGCCGCGTGTTTTCTCCGTTGGTTTGGCGCGTATGTCATCGGCGAGCGTGTAAACGAGCCGGTGCTTTTGTCCGACTACGATGTGATTAATTATGGGTTCGCCCCGCGCCCGCCGGAGCCGGGGAAAATGGAAATCCTCTGCGACACTCCGCCGGAGTCGATTTACATGGGCGCGGTCCTCGGCATCCCCCAGCATTTTCTTGACATCGCGGAGCTTTTCGCTTCTTGGAAATATGATGAACTGGACTTCGCGCACAATTCTAATGTATACCACCAAGATGATTTGTCAATGCTTGCGCGCATGTTTCATCCCGTCGCCGGGGATGCTGCACGACCCAAGCCGGAATGGATGGTAAAGACGAACGGTGTTTGCGCGTTGTATGATTACGCCGGATACCGCACGAGCCCGCTTGTTCACTACGGATTTGCGATGCACAGTCGCGGATATTGGCCGAAGTATAAATTCATCGAAGCGATTCGCCCCTTTTAACATGGAAAAAGATTCAAAGATTTTTGTCGCCGGGCATCGTGGGCTGGTCGGCTCCGCGCTCGTTCGGGAACTTCGCGAAAGGGGTTTCACTAACATCCTCACGGCCCCCCGCAACGAGGTGGACCTATGCGACCCCGTCGCGGTGGAGTGGTGGTTTTCGTGTCATAATCCGAAATACGTGTTCCTCGCAGCCGCGCGCGTTGGGGGAATCAAAGCGAATATTGTGAGCCCGTCGGAGTTCCTCATCGATAATCTGCGCATCCAAGAGAACGTGATGTTGAACGCGTCGAGGTATGGCTGCGAAAAGCTGGTGTTCCTCGGGAGCAGCTGCATTTATCCAAAAAATGCGGAGCAGCCGATAAAAGAATCCGCCCTGCTTACTGGACCCCTTGAACAAACCAATGAAGGCTACGCGCTGGCGAAGCTCTGCGGAATACGCCTCGGACAGTTTTTGAGGCGCGCGGGCAAACTGAACGTAGTCTCCGCGCAGCCTTGCAATCTCTTCGGCGAAAACGACAACTTCAACGAACACGACGCGCACCTCGTCCCCGGGCTTATCGCCAGACTGCACCGCGCGAAGTGCGAGAACGCGCCGGAGTTCGTGATTTGGGGCGACGGCACGGCGAAGCGGGAACTGCTTTACTCGGCCGACCTCGCCAACGCACTCATCGCCGTGATGCAGAAATACGAGGACGACGAACCTATCAACACCGGCTCTGGAGAGGAGTGGTCCGTTGATTGCCTCGCGCACACGCTGGCCAAGGTCGTTGGCTATCGCGGCAAGATTGTTTTCGACCCGAGCCAACCCGTCGGCGTGCTACGAAAAATCATGGACAACTCGAAAATTCGCGCGCTTGGCTGGGAGCCGCGTCACAACCCCGAGTGGGCGTTTCACGCGACCTACGACGATTTCCTGCTGAACCCGGAGACCCGACATGGAACTGGGCGACACAACTGAGGAAACAAAACCTTTTCCGCCTCCGCCGGCTGAGCCTATTCGATTTTTCTTCGCGTGCATCTGGGATGACGAGCGACTTAAGAAAAATGTAAAGCAGGATTGGTTGAAGTGGGTGCCGAGCACCGAATTTATCGAGGACTTCGCCCGCTGGGAAGAATGTAAGGGGATGGTTTTTTACTCCGACCTCAGTCAGGTTTCCCACGACATTGCGTGGATTATGAGAAGGTTCTTTGGGAGGGACCGGGGGGAAGCTCTGGTTTACCAGTTAGACGCCTACACCCACACCTTTATTTCCCGCGACGAGAAGTGGCTGGAGCCAGCTGGAAGATTTGTTCATTAATGCTACCCGACGGACCACAAAAACAGCTCGTAAACGAGGTCAGCGTGTTGCTACACGCGGACAAGCCCTTTGAAGCCGCGAAGCTCGTCGCGGAGTGGGTGCGCAGCACAGGCACCAAGGTCCCAGACCCGACAAAAAAGGCGGAGGCATACACGCTCCTGAATATTTTGTTGCAATATTGCCTGAACAACGACGGGCTTGAGGATGCCGCGAGGCTGCTCTGGGGCCCCACGCAATTCACGGCAGAGCCGGAGTGCGTTCGGCGCGTGTGGGACGCGTGGGAGAACAACAATTTCATGCTGTTCATGGGCGCGGGGTCGATGGGCAAATCCTTTTCCTCCGCCGTGTGGCTGTTTCTGCAATGGATTCGCGACCCGGAATATACTACAATTAAAGTCCTCGGCCCGAGCGAGACGCACTTGGAGGATAATCTTTTCACGCACTTAGTCACGCTGCACAAAACCAGCACCATTCCGCTTCCGGGAGAGGTCGGAAAGCTTTACATCGGTCTCGACAAGCGGGCGCGCAAAGGCTCCATCACCGGCGTCGTGATTCCTCTCGGGAAAAAAGCCGCCGGGAGATTGCAGGGCGTGAAGCGCATTCCACGTAAGGTCCCGCACCCCATTTTCGGCGAGATGTCCCGGTTGTTTGTGTTCCTCGACGAAATCGCGAACATTCCGGCCGGCGTGCATCGGGACCTCGACAACATCATGTCGAATATGTCCGGCGACGGACTTAAAGTCGGGGGCGCGTTCAACCCCACGGACCAGAACGACCTCGTCGGGCAGCGCTGCGAGCCGCCCTTTGGCTGGCCTTCGTTTGACCCGGACACGCACTTTGAGTGGCGGTCCACTCGCGGCTGGTTCGTCGTGCGCCTAGACGCAAAATACAGCGAGAACGTCAAAGCCGGGAGAGTTATTTTCCCGGGGTTGCAGACCTTGGAGGGGTTCAATCAAATCATCCGCAACTCTGGCGGAACGGACACGCCGGGATACTGGGCGATGGCGCGCGGATGCTTCCCGCCCCTCGGCACCGTTCTATCGATTATTCCCGTCGGCATGCTGGACGAGTTCAAGGCGGAGTTTATTTGGTATGAAAATCCAAGACCGTGCGGGGGCGTGGACGGTGCGTTGGAGGGCGGAGACTCCGCTCGCTTCGCGTCCGGGAAGTGGGGCATGGCAACCGGGATAAAGTTCCCGCCGACGCTGCAACATCCGAACGGGCGCATCATCATGTTCAAGAACGCCAAGGGCCGCGCATACCCCCGCTTCGCGTTGCAACTCGATAAGATTTTCCTCCTGCCGAAGGGCGATACCGTCGCGATGAAAAATGAAATCGTGCGGCTGGCGAAATCTCTCGGAATTACGCCAGAGTGGCTGGCACTCGACCGAACGGGTAACATGCAAGGGGTTTTTGACCTTATGAAATACGAGTGGGGCGTCGGGATTACCGGCGTCAACTACTCCGAGAGCGCGTCCGAGACTCGCATCATGGTGGAAGATTCCGACGTGGCGCACAAACTCTACGACCGCATGCAGAGCGAGCTGATGTTCGCGCTGCGAAAGTTCATTGAGTTTGGATACCTCAAAGCGCTGCCCGGGCTGGAGACCTCCGAGCTTTACCCGCAGATGACCGGGCGTCTATTCCGCGCGACTGGGAAGTTTTCCAAGGTGGAGCCGAAGCCCGACTACAAGTCCCGGAATCAAGGGAAGTCCCCGGACGACTGCGACGCGTTGTCCCTGCTGGTGCAGGCGGTCCGCAAAGCGTCCGGCGTTGTCCTTGGCATGAGTTCCGAGAACACGCTTTCTGGCGGCGATGACTACGAGGACTATTATTCCGGCGACGAGGTTCGCATTGACATCACAAACCGGTTTTCTGAGGTTGACCTATGAAGAAGTTTAACAAATTCCTGCGCGCTATTGGCGGAAAATATTTCATCGACGAGGACGGCGTCAAGCACAAGGCTGACCAGTGGGAGCACCTCGCGGTGCGCGTCGCGTCCTATCGTAAGCGCGCGGGTAAACCCCCGGGAGACCCGGAGCAGGAAATCCTCGACCAAGTTTGCGCTCGTCAACCAGACTACTGCCAAGAGGCGAAACCCGAGGCCCCGGTGCAGCGCGCGGTTGCTGCCGCAAACCAATCGACGCGTGCCTCGTCTCGCGCCGTTGTGCAATGGCTAGTCGGAATCCTTCGCCTGCGCCGAGTTGGCGGAGCCCAGCCGGTTTCCCGAGAAGAAGCGCGTCGTCGCGCAGCAATCTGCGCCGGCTGCCCGATGCAGAAGGCCCTCTCGTCGAATTGCGGGTCTTGCAAGGCCATGCGGAAGACAGCCAAGCAGATTTTATTCGGCGGCAGCTCGTCCATCGGCGAAAAGTTGAAGGGCTGCCGTGTGTTGGGGGAGGATACCTCGACCAGCGTGCACATTTATCAGAACCCGAGCGCAAATCCGTCGCTACCGGCGAATTGTTGGCGTAAGGTATGAGGCTCCCGAACCTGAAAAACGCCGCGAAGTCGGCTTGTCGGGTCGTCAAAACCCTCGTCAAGGGCGACCCCCTGCTGCTGGACGATGAGTCGGTGAAACAGCGACTCGCCGCGTGCGAGAAATGCCCGGAATTCGACCCAAGTATCCGCCAGTGCAATGCTTGCACCTGTTTTGTGGACCTAAAAGCCCAGCTCGCGACCGAAAAATGCCCCCGGCACCGGTGGGTAGTTACCAATCGGTAAATACTTGACTCAGACCCCTTTTTACGGACCTTTAACAAGACCATGCCCGCCATTGACTTTCCTGCATACCCTCCGACGACGGACGACCAGAACGATTACGTCGGCGCGATTGCGTCTCCGAACCTGAGCAACGCGGTCAAGCCGAAAAATCGGTCCATCATCGACGCAGCGCAGGCGAAATCCATCATCACGACTCTCGAATGCGCGAACAAAGAGCGTAATCTCAAGAACGCGCGCATCATGGCGAAGTATAACAGCGAGCGACCCTTCTCCCAAACCGCGCTGGAGGCGGAGGGACTCGGCTGGAAGACGAATTTTACAAGCAAACCTTTGCCGATGCTCATCGACAAGGTTGCGCCGCGCTTTGTCGAAGCGATTGAGGGCGTAAAATACCTGACGAACTCTTCGCTCCCCGACGACGAACCGGGTGCCGCCGCAAAGACGGAAGCTTTTCGTCGAGAAATCACCACGACTTGCCGCGCGAGGCCCGGCTGGCGTTCCATGCTCTCCGAACTCGGTCAGGAAAACGCTCTGTTCGGATACGCGGCGCTTGCGCAGCTTGACGAATTTCACTGGTTCCCGAAGTTTTTCCGGCAGGACCATTTTTTCATCCCGACCGGGACCAAGCAACTGCCGAACTTTGCGCAGGTTGTCGCGCTCCGGGAGGAAGTCCTCATTCACGAACTTGCGATAGTAATTTCCGACAAGGAAGCAGCGCAGACCCGTGGCTGGGACATCAAGGAAACCGTCAAGTCCATCAACGCCGCGATGCCGGAGCATCGTCGCTCCGACATGAAAGACCCGGAGCGGGCTTACGAGGACCTGATTCGCGAATCCGTCGTCGGCACCTCTTACGAGGCCGGCGCGCGGGCGGTGTGTCTTTGGCATTTGTTTGCGACGGAGATTACCGGGAAGATTTCCCACTACGTATTCGACTCGCACGGTTTTGCTGAGCTTTTCGTCAGCCACGACCAATACGATAGCATGGCGGACGCGGTCTCGTTTTTCAGTTTCCAGCAGGGCAACGGAACGATGCACGGGTCGAAGGGAATCGGGCGTGAAATCTACGCGATGGCAGGCATTCTCGACCGCTCGCGGAACGAGGTCGTTGACCGGCTGAATCTCTCCGGCAAGATTATCATCCAAGGCGACGAGAAACAGTTGCAGCGTTTCAAAATGAGCATCGTCGGAAACGCGATTCTCATTGGGGCCGGGTTCACCGTCGTCGAAAAGCAACTGGACGGAAGTGTGGAGCCGTTTTTGCAGCTCGACGCATTCCTCACCGGGCTACTCGACCAGATGGCCGGCGCAACTACGCCGAAAGTTTTCGAGGGTGAGCGCGTCACCAAGGCGCAGGTGGATTTGTTCGCCGCGCGCGAGGAGCAATCTCGCGACACCATCATCGGACGATTTCTGAATCAGTTCGCGGACTTCATGACGACGATTCAGAAAAGGTTGTGCGACCCGGACACCACGGAAAAGGACGCCAAGGAGATGCAGAAACGTCTGCTGAAAGTCATGACGCGCGAAGAGCTGAACAAGCTTTCCAAGCAGCCTGTGGCGGAGACAGTCAAGGATTACACCGACTTGGAGCGCCAGCAGATTGTCATTGCCGCGACAGAAGCCGCCGGCAACCCGTTGTATAATCAGAAAGAATTGCAGATGCGTAAGGTGTCGGCGCAAGTCAACGAAGAATTTGCCAAGGCGGTTATTCTGCCCGACGAAGACCCGACTGTTGTCGCCGAGCAATCACGCCAGCAGCAGTTGGAGCTGCTTATCATCGTCGGCCAAGGCGCAGAGGTGCCGGTGTCGCCGCGCGATAATCATCTCGTTCATTTGCAGGTTTTGCTGCCGGCGATGGAAAACGCAGCGATGGCTGCGACTGCGGACCCGCACGCGGTTGCGACGCTGACCGCGCTGTTGAAGCATGCGGAAGCGCACATCGAAGCAGCGGAAGCTGCCGGCGCACCGAAGGAAGCACTCGCGCCTGCGAAGGACGTTGCGACGAAGCTCCGAGGAATCATGGGCGAGCTGACTCAACTCGCCGAACAGCAGGCCCAGATTGGCCAAGTCGCCGGACAAGCCCAACAAGAAGCTGCCGCAATTGACGCCGGACAAATCCCACCCACCGCTTAAACATGTTCTCCCCCACGAAGACCGGAATCCTCTGGGATTCCACGGACGCGCAAAATCTCAAGGAATTTTTCTCCGGGAAAACCGGCGACAAGGTCCTGCACATTCTGCACAGATATATCCCCGACCTACTCGACGGCGAGCACAAAAATAAAACGCTCGTGCGCGCGGGAGAGGTGAAGGGAGCCCAGACCATTTTCGACTTGCTGGTTTCACTTACCGTTGACCCGCCCGCCGAGTTCCGACCCAAACCCCAAACGAAAGAAGCCTATGCCGACTTGGACGATGAATCCAAGTGGGACGGCGCAAACCCCCGATAAATATGGCCGCAACCCCCTCCTCTGACCTCCGCGAATTGTCCGCGATTCCCGGCTTTGACAGTCAGCCCTCTATTGACCCCGAGTCCGCCGCTGAACTCGACAAGATGATTGCCGCAAAGACGGCCGAGAAAACCAACCCCGAGCCGAAGCCCGAGCCAGCCGCGAAAACTGAGCCGGAGCCCCCGGCAGAACCGGCTGCGAAGCCTGAGCCGACTACGGAGCCCGAGCCTGCCGCGAAGCCCGAGCCCACCGAGCCGACCGCTGAGCCGAAGCCCGAGCCCGCCGCGAAACCAACCGACGATTTCGACGCGATTACGCTGCCCCCATACAGCAAGCCGAAGACGAACGAGTCCTTTGATAAACTCAAGACCCTCGCGCGCGAGCGCGTGGCTGCGGCGGAGCAGGAGCGCGATGCACTGAAAAAGGAACGCGACGAACTCGCCGCGAAGCTGGGCAACGGAGTCCCGGTCGAACTCGAAAACGAGTTGAAGGAGCTGAGGTCTTTTCGCAGCAAGCTTGATGTAGAGGCGGACCCGGAGTTCAAGACCTTCGATAAGACGATTGCGGACAACACAGAATCGATTTACGCCCGGCTCAAGGCCGACGGTTTTACCGACGAACACATCGCCAAAATCAAAGCGCTGGGCGGTCCTTCCGAAGTGGACTGGGACGCCGTCAAGATGGACGGGCGGCTCAAGCGTTTCGTGGACGCGAAAATCATCGAGAACGAAAATATTCTCGAAAAGAAAAACAAGGCCATTGCCGAAGCCAAGGCGAACGCCGACGAATACCTGCGCAACAAGCAGGCTTCCCAAACCGACGTGGTTGCGCAGCACAACAAGCAGGTTGAACTCAAGGTAAAGGAGCTGGCCCCTCAACTCGGATGGCTGGAGGAGCGCAAGGCCAAAGACGGCGCAACACCGGCGGAGAAGACTGCGGTGGAAGCGCACAACAAACTCGTGAAGGAGTCGAACGAATTTTTAGCCCAAGCCGTTGCCGACAACTCGCCTGAGTTGCGCAGCCTGCTCGCCGTCGGCTACGTGCAGCTTTTGAAGGCCCGCGCGGATATTGCGCGCATGACGGTCGAGAGCACGGAGAAGGTCAAGGCGCTGGAGGCCAGCCTCAAGGAAGTGACTGAAAAATTCGAGAAGGTCAAGGGCGCGAGCACCGCGCGGCTAGCGCCGTCTGCGAAGCCCGACAGCACGTCGAATCCGGTGACGGATAACGTGAATACCCCGAGCGTTGTCGCGATTGACAACCTTTTCAAAGAAAAGATGGCGTCCCGATGAGCGAAGCAACCCCTACGATGCTAATCGAGAACAAGCAGGTGATGTTGTGCCTGCCGTTCTACAAAACCACGAACCCCCGCACGCTGTTTGCGCTGATGACGCTCTTCGACAAGAAGCGCATGGCGTTGTCACTGGATTTCGGTGACGCCTTTGTGGCTCATTCGCGCAATAAACTTGCTGACCAGTTTTTGCGCTCCGGCATGGAGTGGTGCCTGATGTGCGATGATGACAACGTGCCGCCCTTCGGCAACGCAGCTCTCTACAATCAGTTCACGGGCTTCGACCTCCCGCCGCTTTTCGCCGGCCTTCACGGAATCGACAGGCTTCTCAGTCACGGCAAGACGCTCGTAGGAGGGCTGTATCGTGGACGTTGGCCCCACTCGAAATCCATTTTCGCGGAAGGCGTGCAGTTGGAAAAATACGTGAACGCCGGCCCGCGCGACGAACTTCGCCCGACGCAGTGGGTCGGGTTCGGCTGGGTTCTCATCCATAAATCGGTCTTCCTCGACATCGAGAGGAAATTCCCCCGCCTCGCGCGCAAGCCGGATGGCACCGGCTCGAATTTTTTCACGTCGTCGGAGCACGACCTCGTGGAAGCCGTGCAGGATTCCTTGACCGACCTCTATAATTTGTCCGACCTTGATTACATCAACGTCATACCCGACATCACGAAACGTCTGGAAAGCGCGCTCGCCGTCTCGCAACGTATGAGCAACCTCGGCGTGGGCGAAGACGTTCAGTTCTGCCGACGCGCCGCCCAAGCGGGGCACCAGTGCTACGTCGATTTGGGTTGCGTGGTCGGACACCTCGGGGAGATGATGTATGTCCCGGGAAAGACGAAAATCTCTTGACTTTTGGTCCGAAGTGTGGACCTTTCCCACAGAGCTAAAGCATCCTCTGCCGCTGCTCTAGGTTGAGATAGGCCAATTTTGTTTCGGCTGGCCGCGAGACAAAGAACCGTGCGTTTACACACGCACACCAACTCAACCATAACCGCTCCAAGCGGTTAAGACAGAAAATTTCAGTATATGGCCGATTGTATTACCCCCTCCGACCTCTCAGATATTGCGAGGAAGGATTCCGCCCGCCTTGTGGGCACCATCGCGAAGGCTCTCGCGGCTAACAGTCCTTTTATGAATGTGATTGGAGGTGGAACGTTCCCCTCCGGCGTTTCTGATGTTATCAGGACGGCTGTGCAGCAACAGGCTGCCCCCGGGGATAGCCTCGCCCTTCCGACGTTTGTGTGCGATTTGGAATTGTGCGGCACCGTTGGTCTCCAAGACCTCACGGACGCCGTCGAATTCACGGCACAGCTCGAATCGAAACGCGGTCTCGGCCCTCGGGTCTGCGTCAAGAAAGGCTTCGCCGCGTTCAAGTCCAGCTACCTCGCTGCCGAGGATTCGCTCAAGAAGCTGATGACCCAGTATATCAACTCGGACATTCGCGCCCAGTTGTATCTGCGTTCCGCTTCCAAGTTCGTCGCCGCCATCGGCTACGATTTCGACTCGCTGTTCACCGGCGGTAACGAGACGGATGTTGGCGTCAAGTTCGCCCCCATCGCTCCGACCGCTCCGATTTCTTTCAAGGCGCTGCACACCATCGCCCGCTACTTGAAGGAAGCGCTGTTCGCCGAAATGTTCGATGCCGGCGGGAAGGGCATGCCCCATTTCCGTTTCATCGGCAGCTCCGACATCATCGAAGCGTTCCGCAACGAAACGTCCGTCAAGGACGCCATCTGTTGCTTGACGCAGGGCAGCTATCGCCTCGGCGAGGTTGCCATCTCCGCCTACTCTTTTGAGCAGGCTGGCGCGTATCGCGGCATCGCTCTCGGCACCGACCAACGGCCCCTCCGGGCTAACGGTTTCAACGAGGACGGCACGCTGGCGCTCATTGACCCCGTCATCACGGTCGTCAACACCTGCAAGAACACGGCGTATGCCAAGGCAAACCCGACGTGGCTCGCCGCGCTCTGGGAAGTTGGCTTCCTGTTCGCCGACAATTCATTCAACCGCCTGACCCCGGAACGCTACACCGGCGAGGGCACGTTCAAGTTCGCGCCCCAGCTTTACATGGGCGAACTCGATTGGCACTACGAAATCGACAACGATTGCAACCTGTGGGGTGACTTCGGCCAGCACAAGTATCAGATTACTCGTGCGTATCAGCCGGTCCGTCCGCAGCATATCGTGCCGATTCTCTACCTCCGCTGCCCGGCCGACCTCGGCTTGGAAGCTTGCGAGGTGCCTAGCTCGTCCAGCTTCACTGGCGCGGATTCGTTCGCGACCTTGGGTGTGTGCGAGGCCGAAGACTGTAATAATCCGGGTGGTTGTGTTGGGGAAGAAATCACCTAAGCGATAACTAGACTCGTGGGGGCGGGGGTGGTTTTCTTTCGAGGAAACTGCCCCCGTTTTTCTTATGAAAATATGCTCGAAATGTAAGCTCCCTCAGCCGGAGGAAAATTTTACGACCGGAAAATCTGGCCGGAGATATTCCTATTG